ACTCACAACTGGGAGTGGCGAGGACAAGAATGTCAGGCTCAGCCAAACCAGGAAAACTTTCATAATAGTGTATTGTTGATAATGTTAAGGTTGTTTCATCAGACAATCCGGCAAAAATAGCCCCAGATTGGTGAATCGGATCAAGTTTCATAGCTTGCGAATAGTAAGGCCACGCTGGATCAATAGGAGCAACTATCGACCCAAACTTAGGAATAAGGCACAGATACTGATTCACAGCTCCTTCTTTATCATCGGAATTCGTGAAATTAATTAATGGTTGGGTATAAGACGCAGCCATAGCTTTATTTTCCACTGAATGAAACGAACCAACAACATAACAACCTTCTTCAGCAGCCCACTGACGCGTACCAGGAATCAACATTGTATCCGCGACCGTTGATGGCGGTCTTCGGTAAGTTGAAGCAGTAAACGTGTGCTTCTTAGAACCAAGAACAGGCAGCTCAGATGCTGTTACTGAATATGGTTCCTCGGCAGCTTCCATCATTTTATAAACGAAAGCTGTTCCTTGCTTTTTGAGAGCTGAAGTTGTATTCGTGACTTCAAATCCAATTCCAGTTAAACGCCCAGATCCTTGTGTGTAGGATGGGTCCAACTGTCCAGTAGCTTGCAGCTCCGAAGAATATGGATCAAAGGGGTCCCCAGAAAGGACACCAAAACACTGAATTCCACCAAGAATTTGTGTTGAAGCGGCGTCATTATACTTAAGAGTGTTATTAGTCCTACTGGCTATGCCCACAAACTGTGGTGCTGCATGCCATGGCCACATAACAATATGAGCATCCCAGTTGCTTCCTAATGGAACACTGGCTGGACGTTTCAACTGAAAAGTTTGTTTGATACACCGAACCACTGAAGGTCCAGTTTCCACATCTGGCCAACCTTGAAGGTCTTTCAGTTGGGTATCATGGAACGGGTCAGTGACTGATATGAACCAATCACGACCACCCTTGGTGTAGGCACCCATACTTGTTTGCGAATTAAGGATTCGCTCTCCTCTTGATACTTTGTTTTCAACAGACATCTTTTAAACCAGGGTGGTTTGTACGGCCCCCGTGCTCGAAGAAAACAAATTACCAATTACTCAATTACTTAAATAATATCAAGGAGATCTGATGAAAAATGTAACATCAGATCATTCAAACTTGAACTCTCTTGTCCGAGATAAAAAGCGTTTATCTCTGAATCAGTCGGAACACCAACAAAGGCGTAAGACTTAACAACAGGATCATCTAAGCAATTTTGAACCAGTGAACTATTCACTAGATTTGCATATGCACGTTTAAATAAACCATAATGTTCCGATGGGAATGACATCATAGTCAACGTGAAAACTTTTGATAAATGTTGGGCTAAACTAAGCCGACCTTGCTCGTACACCATAGTTGTCGCTAATCTAGTGACATCATACAGCGGATACCAGTTACCATCTATTAGCTTAAAATTAGCTCCTAAAAATGATAACGTGTGCAGATCAGCATGAAGTCCTCCAAAGAAAAACTTCAGCTTTAGTCCATATTTACCTAAGTGTTGTGACAGAAAGTCAAAATCACACAAGAGAGAAAATTCATCATCAAGGGAAAAGACATTATCATCACCATACAGAAATACTAGCTGGTTGAACACCAGTGAGTAAGGGGGTGAAACCCCATTCTTTTTTACATAGGCAGAATACAACCCAGCGGCAAATATAATGATGTGACCAAATATATTATCGCGAGTTGTGCATCCTGAACCAGATGCATTACCATAGCGTTTTCGTAAAACATTACCATCAACTGTTCGAAGTAAAAAGTTACAAGTGTTTTCACACACCCATAAAAACTCATCTATCTCGGTCTCAGGAATGTTTCCTTCTTGTGCAAGAACTATGTATATATCAGGAAGAATACTAAGAAATTTATCCCACCCCGACACATCATAGCAGCCACGCCACGGATGTTTTAGTAGTTTCATCGCAAGATTATTAAATCCCCCATTATAGGGATTAAATCCATACGCTGACCAATGCTTCAGCATCATTCTCAAAGAAATCCGCTTACCAAATTTTAATTGGGAGTATAAAAACTCAAAGCTAGGTATTTGAAACAACCTAATTTTACATGCGTCAATATCTTCTTTAGCTTTAAATTCTATCTTACCAGACACATTCCATATGGGAAGTGTTCCAACTCGATCAGCAAATAAAGTTTCACTAATAGCAGAAACTAAATCCGCTTTAGATCTAAAACCAAAGTAAGTATGCGGCCAGCCCGGAGACTTAGTCCAATCTATGAAGTCACAGACTTCTTCAGAACTTGCAATACAATCACTCATTATAGAACCATAGTACTTACGGAAAAAACCAAGAGCAAAAATATGCTCCTCAGTTCCCTCATACGTGTACAGTGGTTTCTGATCCCATGAGTTAACAGTTGTAAAGTAATTCTTATAAGTGGGATTCACCACATAAAATTTTTCTTGACACACATTTTTTAGCTCAGTTAAAATAACTTCGCCATATAGCTTAGCAAAAGACGACATGTTTCGTGAAGCCATCTTTCCTTTACCAAGTGAAGATAAGGACGCAGGTAGCGTTCCTATTATCTCCATATTCTTATAAAGTTGTACACTGGGCTTTTTCAAACCAATGTACATGCCATGCGATTTAGAAGGGGAGTGCTTTACTGGCGCAACCCCATTGCTTTTAAAGGAGCACACAAATTATTTGATCCATTTTTCGAATCGGGGCCATGTGTCCCATGGTGCAAACCAATAAAAGCCTTTAATTTAGAATCATACAACAAAGCACCACAACTGTAATTAGCAGTTGAAGCACTATGAACTACATCACTAGATGAATGACCATCCCAGGAATAGGTAGTGGAGGTTAACTCACGCTCCATTGTACGAAAATTTAATGACACAAGCAAAGCTGGGTGATCAGTACCTTTTTGAGGAGGTAGAACACTTACAGTTTGTCCAGGTCTTTTCATTGATACTTTGAGATCACCAACCGGCAATCTACAAAATGAAATAGGTCCATTTCCGAAAACAGTCCATTT